AAGAAATAGAAAGCTACTTGAACAAAAGAATCAAGCAGTTATCGGGGCTCTCATTCAAATGGCAGAGCAGCGTGACGGGGGTGCCGGATCGGATAGTGTTCCTAAACCAAAAAGTTTATCTAGTCGAACTAAAAACACCAACCGGAAGACTGAGCCCAAGACAAGAAGTCGTGTTTGACCAAATTGGTGAAGCGGGTTTTCCCATTCACGTGTTACGTAGTTACGAAGACATAGAAGATTTTATTAAACATGCTACAACGAACTGATTTACACCCATATCAACTTGATCTTATTAACAAAGCCAAATCATGCCAAAACATCGGACTCCTACTGCCCCCAGGTCTGGGGAAGACTACTACGACCTTGACCATTATTGCCGAACAGTTCGAGGGGACGACGCTGATTATCGCACCAAAACGCGTGGCGGAGACAGTGTGGGATGCGGAAGTAAAGAAGTGGAGCCACTTAGCCAAGTTACGCGTATCGAAAATAATGGGGACGCAGACGCAGAGATTGTCCGCCTTGACTTCTCCAGCCGATATCTATCTAATAAACCTTGAAAACCTGGTATGGCTCTGTGAGCTTTCACCTAAGTTAGTGTTCACTAACTTAGTAATAGATGAGTCATCCCGGTTTAAAGATCCCTCAACCAAACGGTTTAAGGCTCTTAAGAAGCACTTAAAGGTCTTTAAGAGGCGTTTAATTTTGACGGGTACACCTACCCCTCAAGGTATCGCTGATCTCTGGTCCCAGGTGGGTATATTGGACTTAGGGGAGCGTTTAGAAATCAGCCTGACTAAGTTTAGGGATAAGTATCTGCAGCCTGACCAAATGAACAGGCAAACCAGGGTAATATACTCATGGAAGCCAAAGCTGGGCGCTGACTTGCAGATTCAGGAAAAGATTAATGACATCTGCTTTTCACTAAACGCAGAAGATTATTTGCAACTACCGACATTGAGTAACTTATACCATTCAATTCAGATGGATAAGAACGTAAAGGATAAGTATGATCAACTTAGAAAAGACATGGTCGTTGACCTCAAGCAGGAGCGTATCACAGCTCCAACTGCGGCGGCACTGGCGGGCAAGCTCCTTCAATTCACCTCGGGCGCAGTTTATGGACAAGATGGAGAAACGCAAGAAGTACACCGTGCTAAGTTGGAACGGCTTGAGTCGATCATGGAGGAATCTTCCTCACCAACGCTGGTCTTTTACCACTTCAAACATTCGCTACAAAGACTTCGTCTCTTGTTCCCACAAGCTGTGGTCTTGGACGACTACAACATTGCGGCGTGGAATCGTGGCGAGATTCGTATGCTCCTCGCCCATCCCCAGTCCGGAGGGATCGGGCTTAATTTACAGTGCAACGTTGGTGAGACAGCACAAACGGTCTGGTTCGATCTACCATGGAGCGCAGAGAACTACATCCAAGCCAACGCACGTATTTACCGCCAAGGGCAAGAAAAGCCTGTTGTTATACACCATCTAGTAATGTATAATAGTATTGATGAACACGTGGTTAAAGTGTTACAAGGCAAGATCAACTTACAAGATGCAATACTAGATTCATTAAACATTGAAAGCAAGAAATGAATACAGTTAAAGAGTTTAAAGACTGGTGGTATGAAAACAATTGCCCCATTCAACCGCCTTTTTGTAATTCAGTGTTTACTACAGATATTGCATATTCATTAGTGCTTTTTCGAAAAGACAACTATCAGGTTGAACTATACACATGTAAGCCAAGCACGCAAGCACCTTTTCACAGCCACCCTGGAGTAGATTCTTTGTTTGTCTATTTAACAGGCAATATTGAATTTGGATTACCAGACGAAACATTTACAAACACACAATATTATCAACGCGCCAAAAAAGATGGCACACACATGCTATTAGGCAAAGAATCAGAAGCTATGGACGGCGCCAAACACACTTTGCGAGTTGGAGATACAGGCGGAGCATTTTTAAGTTTTGAAAAATGGGACAGAGAACCACATTCTGTTACAATCAATTGGAAAGGTGAATCTGTTGGGCAAGAACATGAACAAACATTGAAAGATAAAAATGGATAAATTAGAACTGTTTAATAAAGTAATTGACAAAGCAAGACCGGCAAGTGGCGGTGAAGTATCAGCTAAATCTTTGGACGATAATATCGTTGAAGATATTGGATTAGACAGCCTTGATATTATTATGATTTCAATTTATATTGCCGAAATTTATGGTGTTTCTGAAGAAATTGCTAAAGATTTAAAACCAACAACAGTTAGTGAGTTTTTTGAACTTTACGAAAAACACGCTACACACAATCCAGAAACAATTAAAGAAGCAATTGACAATATCAAATTCTAATATGAGAACTTTTGTAACTAAATACAACACCCTTTGCACAACCAATACAAAGGAATTAACAGATCTTATTTATCCACAACGAGTACATTGGATGCCGGAGCTGTTTGCCAAAGTGCATACTGGTTTAGCGTATGTGCCTCACGAAATGGCAAATAAAATAGTTACAAAAGAATTAGTGGATTATGTTAAGAACAATCCAGTAAACGGTAAAACAGCTTTTTTGTTAGCTGGCGGTTCACAGGGTTGGGCTGGCGGTAAAGCAAAAAATCAAGATAAACCCAGTGAATTGGACTACACGTACAAACTAGGCATTCTTACCATGACCAACATCTTTGCTGGCCGTATTGCTTCTATGTTTGAGGCATATGATTACATAACTACGGATGCCAGTGCTTGCGCTTCGGGAATTAAGTGCATGATGGACGCAAAGAATTTAATCGATAATTTGGGTTTTGATCGTGTGATCATTATGGCTATGGAAGACCCAACATCCAAATTAACACTAGAGTTTTTTGGTCAAGCCAAAGCAACCATATCTTTAAAAGACGAAGAAAACGGTGTTATCCCTTCTGCATTTGACAGTACTAACGCCGGGTTCATTATTGGTCAAGGCGCAGCCATTATGATTTTTGAATCAGAAACAGCAATTAATAAAAATGCTGTGGAGCCAAAAGCAGAACTTTTAAGCGCATGGATTTCAGCCGAAGAACACACCAATCCAATTGGTCAACGCCCAGATGGTCAAGGTTATCAACGTGCTATTAACTTGGCGCTCGTAGCCGCAAAACGTGATGCAAAAGAAATTACATTGGTAAAAACTCATGGAACAGGAACGCCAACCAACAACCAATCAGAAAAGACAGCGTTGGCAACGGTGCTAAAAGATTTCATTGCCACATCGTACAAACAACATATTGGCCACACGGTGGCTGCCAGTGGGTTGCTTGAAACAGGTTTGATATTCAATGATATTAAGAGCGGTGTAATACCAGCAATTAAAAACCGTACAGAGGACGACAGCGTATTTTTATCTAAACCAGCAAGCGTACCAGATGGACTAATGTTAAGTTTGGCCGCAGGAATGGGCAATATTTACGCAGCAGCAATATTTGACCACAAGTTATGAAATCTAAAAAAGTAAATGCATCAACTCCACGTTTATCCGATGAGGATCCGGACCCAATTGAACGAGATGAAGAGTTTCCCATCAACTCCATGCTGGCAGTCGAAGGCTGGCATCCATGGGAAGCGGAAGACATACTTGACATTCGTAAGTTGATTGATTGCTACATGGATCCTAAGCAAAAAGAAGTCTTTGTTGCATTTTTAAATGGGGAAAGCTATAATGACATCGGCGTTACCGAAAAATACTGGCGGTACCATTTTGCCAAAGGAATCGAGTTTATTAAACAGGAGCTTCGGCTATGACACACTATATTGTTGAGCATAGATATAAGGGACATTATGTTAGGGAGACGATTACTGGTGTGGAGGATCTCGACACTAGCCGCTATGAAAATATTTTGGGAATCTGGGTGTGTGACAGCTTTGAAGAGTTACAGACTATGGAAAAAGAACTACAGGAGATGAGACATGCACGATCAAGTAAACAACCCTAAGCATTACACCAGTCACCCATCAGGGATTGATTGTATTCAGGTTACAGAGCACATGAGCTTTAACCTGGGTAACGCGCTCAAGTATATTTGGCGTTGTGATTTGAAACAAGAAGCCATTGAAGACTTGCGTAAAGCCCGTTGGTATATTGATCGAGAGATTGCTAAGCGAGTAAAGATAGAATCCGACAGATATATTGAGGAGTGCGGTCGATGATAATTGAAATTGATGATGACTTTTCTGATCAGGTTGTGGTAAACGTACTGGCCGATTCGTATGTCAGTATAAAGTCTATGTTAAAAAGTAAAGCCGTCTACCATGAAGATGATATTGCAGCGTATGAAGAAATGTTGCCTGCAATCAAAACAGTAGGATCTTGGTTTAGTGTAGACTTTGAAGGCGAACTTAAAAAGGCAAAGAAAAGGATGAATAAAAGATGAACCCAGATACCCGTATTGATTTAGAATCCGCCATCATGGTGGCATGGCAAACTAGTGATGATATTAACTTGTTATTTAAACATCATGGCGATCACCCAAAACCAATGACTGAGGATGAAGTTGCCAATGCGTTACTGGGCCTTAAAATTATGCACGATATGCGCATGGAAGCCTTGATGGATACTTATTGTCAAAAGTTTGAACTGGATCAATACTGCAAAGACCCAGTAAAACTAGCAGCTAGAGAAAAATTATTTGATTTTCCAGCCCCAATAAAAAAGAAAGCAAAGAAATGAATATTGGATCGTTTGTAGTAACGGTGGAATACACCGTCGAACAGGTGGATGAGCTGATTAACATGATGAACCAGCCCCTTGGTGTACCAACTGTAACCTGGGCAAAGCACATTGACATTTTGCAGCGTCAAGTGCGACCCCAGGTTGACCATGTTAAAACCAATATTGAATCGGTTAAAGAAGCTACGGAGAAAATGAATGGCGGATGACTTTTTAAAAACTTTGCTTAAATCTAGGGGCTTTAGTAATGACGTATACAAAGCCGTTGAAGAAAACATCAAGAAAGACAGCGAAGAAAAAGAACGCTTAGATCGAGAGAAAGCCCTTGGTTTAACCCTTAAGATGGTTAATGAAATGCTACCGTCCCTTAAAAAGGCT